GAGAATTTCCCATTGCTGCGGCTTGTACTTAGAGCCACTGCTGACAACCTTAGCGGCGACACTGGGAACTTCTTTGATTAAGCACTCAAGTCCGTTACTTGCTGATGGTGGCTGAGATGAACTACCGTACACCCAGATAGAAGGTAGTCCATTAGTGTAAGTGCCTAACTCAGTAGTAAGTAATGCACTTAAACGCTTTCTTAAATCAGATACTTTCATGAGAAGGTGTTTTTTTTAACTTACTGAGTGCATCTTGTAACTCAACAAAAGCCGCTTGTGCGCGAGATTTATCTACTAAGTTACTGAATGCGCTAGTTATATCTTCAACCTCAACAACAGTAGGTTCGCGCTTAAACACCTTCATACTGCACCTGATAAGAATTTTTTAATTCACCTGTATCAACTATGTTGCGAGGTGAGGTGACAGTGCTACCATTTCTGCGGACTGTGGGACGCGGCCACTGCCACCGATCATCCTCAAGATTGGACTGACAAGCCTCACCAAATCCTTCAGACATGGACACAAAAGCATCCTTAAAGTTTTGAGATTGGGAGAACTTACCAGCGTACTCGCCCAGGAAGTCATACTCATCAATGGCTACATCTACCCAAGGGCGGGCAGGGTTTTCCGTGCCATTAGAAAAAGTAGCACCTTCGTGAACAATTACCGCGTGAGGGGCAGTCCAGGCATGGGTAGCCGTGAGTTTGCGAGGAACTTTGAATTGTTGCCATTTAGCTGAAACCATGATCACACCTTACCTGCTATTGTTAAACGACCCTCAATGTACTTATTTCTTCCTTCTAAATATCCATTTATTCTGTTTTGAACCACAGGAATAAATTGCCATTGACCTGTAACTGTATCACCCATTAAATCGGTTAAAACTGCGATCGCGGTAGTTTGATAGTTGATATCTAAGTTACCCCAATTGCCAATTTTACGACCTTTTAAATAAATGATATTTTGACCCATTTGAGCATCTTCATAAAGAGGCTTAAAGTCTTTTTTGATAGAGACAGAAGCGTGAACAATGACGGTAGAAACCGACTCAATGATATTTCCTACAGCATCCTCAACAAATTGGCCACTACCTGTTTGAAAGGTCAAACTTAGGTTAGAATTAAAGGGTTCTACATAGCCAATTGTCTGGTTTACATAGGAGGAAATCATGATTTTATTCAGCAACTTTATTATCAAATATCCAGAATTTACAGGTGAGGAAACTAAGTTCAACTTATTCTTGTCAGAAGCAACTTCAGAAGTGGAACTGTACCATTGGGGGAACTTGAAAAACGTAGCAATTGAGTTATTGACCGCTCACAAGATCACACTTACTAAGCAAAATGTAGGTAGCGATTATAGTACAGGAATCCTCAAAAGATTAGAAGTAGATGATGAGTCTTACAACGTGGAACTTCAAAGTATTCCTAATAGTTATGGACAAAGTAAGTACGGACTTGAGTATCAACGACTGCTAAAAATTGTCACAAATACGAGTCCAGAATCAGCATCAACAACCAAGGGAACATCTTTTTTTGGGACTAGAGGTCAAAACCAGATCAAGTGGTCACAATCTAAATGGTAGCGATCGCAGTATTTTCAACGTTCCTAGCAGCAATAAAGCGGGGGTCCATTACCAACGGAAAACCACGACCCGCCACGGTAATGCTTTCTTGGGGTGGTTCTTTACTGAGAATATCAGTGGTAGTAACTAATCCGCCTCTGAAGTTGTTGCTTGCGGTGGGGACAATGGCTCTTTCAATGAAATTATCGGTAGCAAAGAAATAGTAGCCACTGGGAATATAAGGCAACTCGACAGTACCATTGCGTCCGCCGCCGCGCTGATAGTAGACAGCATCGGATACAATAATCTGCGTATTTGCATTTTGACCACCACCTGCTAAAAGCCGTTGTGAAATTACCCCAGAAATCTCGGATAAAGACGGAGGTGGCATAGCAGCTACAGCAGCAGGGTTAGCTGCTCCTACTTCTGTAATCATGCCCTTAGCACGCCCTACCGCTTCTTTGGTACTAGTTTGGTTTCTAAGGTTGTTAGCAGTCACTCGACCCATAATAACAAACGGAAAAAACTTATGTAAAGTAAGATAACCAGCCTCCAAGTGACTCACTAAGTCGTCAATGCCAGTAGCGGTTGTCCACTGTGACCATCTAGCAGTTCCGGTTAATGCGGCTGGTAAATGGGAAGTGGGGACTTGGTTCGAGTAGCTAAGGATAGCAGAAGCGCGAGATGTAGGATCAACATAGTTGCATTGCCCGGTACAGGCAACCTGTAGTGTTAGCACAGTATGCAAGTTAATACATCCTTGATACAGAGAGGCAGGTATGCCCAAGTAAGTATCTTTAATCCTTTCAGCAGCTTCAGCATTGCCAGACATAGCAAGCCTTTCAGCTTGCTGCATTACCATGAAGTCCTCTTCTGTAATTAATCTACTTTTAGCTATTTTAAAGTTGCCAAAGGTTTCCTGGGTGACACTAATTCGATCTACATCCTGGGGAATAGTACCATCAGTGGCAACTACGTAAGCAAGAGTTGGGGTGTATGCCCGCATCTTGAGTAGTGCCAATACCGGATCAGAATATTGGACAAAAGGGAAAAAGCGATTGAGAGCCGGATCAGGGTAGCCGTCTAGGTAGGTTTCGCCAGTGCTACTAACAGTTGCAAGTTGCAAATCAATAGTGCGCTGAACTACCCCCGGCTGTGAGTTGATTAATTCAATAACAGAAGGCATAGATTACACCAAACGAATTTCAGGATACAAGGCAATCAACTGTCCGTCTATGTATGGTAGGCGATCGCGGTAAACGTCTGCTTCTAAGTACAAAGCGTAGTTTTGACTTTCTCTGTACAGCAAATCAATAGGTACAGCAGGAGACAACATACCTAGATTTTCCGGTGAACTAGCAGCTACCCCTATAGGCATACCCAAGGGCACAGACACAGCAGCTGCACTGATAGTGACGGTATCAGCAACCGGGTCAACCGCAGAAATAGTACCGATGGTAACATTGGGGACAAACACAGCACCAGAAGCGGTAACGCTACCATTGGTGGCAGTGGCACTAGCGGTAAAGCTGTAGAGGCTGGTAAAGTCTTTTGCCCAAAAAACAATAGTAGAGGCGGGAACTGTGCCAGCTACGGACAATGCAGATGCCAGTCTAAAGGTATAAGGATTGGATGCGATCGCACCAATAACTTTAGCAGCGACGTTAGCGTTGGTTGCTGTTAGTGAAGCACCAATATCTGCGGAAACAACAGTATAGACTACGGATACGCCATTAATAGTGACAGTAATGGTGTCATTAGCAAGCCAACCACTTCCGGTAGATGTTATAGTCAAGCGCACTGAAGGTGCAATGATAGATAACGTACCACCGGGAATGAAAATACCAGCCGTTCCCACAGGAAAACTAATAGAGGTGGCATTAGCAGCGGTAGCAAGTCTTGTGGTCATGCGTGGCAAAATACGATTGCCAGGGAGGTTAGCAGATGTACCACTACCAGCAAAGAAACCAGGTGCAAATGTTTTAACTAACTTGCGTATTGCCCCAGTTGTACCTGTAGCGTAATTATGGTTCAATAGGGTATAGCGAGTAGCTTCTGCACAGTTGTTACGTGCCAATACAGGATAAAAACCTGATTCCTCATCATCGTAACGATAAGATTCGTGACGCATTAGATTTCACTCCTAATTTGAGATAAAGAGCCTACAATCCGAGCGGCACGAGATTCTATATCAACAGCATTAGCAGCAGGGTTAGGGTTAGTCACGGGTTCACTGACTGATTGTTTTAAATTAAGTAAAGGTGCGGTTCTTTTCTCAATTAAATCAAGGTGAAATTCCATGTAACCTAGCTTATTAGACTTGAGATGTTTGCTGATATCTTCAGTGGCGTTTTCTGAGAATAAATCACCAAACTCAACAGAAGACAATTTACCTTCTGATACTAATCCATCTGCTTTTTGACGCAGACTGTAATACTGAGATACCATGGTTTCGCGCTGCTCAAACGCAGAAATAATAGCGGTTTTTTCCTCAATAGACTGACTTAAACTTTTAATTTGTTCAGTCAATCTATTGTTTTCAGTAATCAACAAAGCCTGTTTTTCTGACAGGATGCTGTTACTAGATTTAACCTCTTCTAAGGCAGTTTTAGTGGCTAGTAATTCAGCTTCTAAATCTTTGTTCATGGGGTAAAAATTTGGATCTCCCTTAACTGAAACTTGATCAAAAAATACTTCAGATTTCCCATAACCCACAGTAGGATCAGCAGGGATATCTTCAGCAGAAACTTCAAATAGAACTATTTTTGTAGCTTCTAATAGTGCCTTGGTTTTCAGGGAACGATACCCATCTTTGCTGACAACATATTCCGCCGGGGTAATGACTCGGTATTCTTCCACAAAATAACCAAAACTAATACCACCAGAAGTGCCGTCTTCAAGATCGGATATAAATTGATTTGCTAAAGCGTTCCTAGAAAGCTTAACTGTGGCAACACCTCTGTCACCATCTAACACTACTTGAGAAACCATGCCTAATTTTTGTCCGCGTTGATGGTTTCTCAAAAACGGACAGGTTTTATTAGCAACTCTGGTTAAGTCCCAATGGTTAGGGTCGTGAGATAAGCGTTCATCAAAAACTACACTAGCGCCTTCGGGTAAGTTTTCTGACAAAGAATATCTTTCGCAGATATTGTCTTTTGAGGAAAACGAAAACCCAACTGTTCTTTCATCCTGATTTAATTGCAAATCAGAATTTAAGAATTTAGTTAAAATAGTTTTATTTCTAGTTGCGGTTGGCATATCTAAAAAATATAAACTAAGCTTAGTTTAGCCAATAGATCAAGGGTTTCAATATTTTTTAGATAGTAAAATAAGTGATAATTGTAGAAATGTGCAATTTTCTTTGATATATTATTAATAACTTAATAGCAACCAATGACTATGATTTCAGATCCTACAATTTATGACACTTTGACATCAGAAGGAAAGATAGGAATACATATCTTCGTAGCACGGGAAAAACAAGGGATGTCAAGGAAGGCATTAGCCGCAAAGACCGGACTGTCAGTAAACGTGATTATTGCTATTGAAGATTTATTTAAGGAAAAAGATGGACGCAGACAAACAATTACCTACAGTGAAATTGAATTAATAGCCGATGCACTCAATATTCCCGTGGATTGCCTATTGCCCAGATAATGCGATCGCTGGTTTCAGTAAATGGTATAATATTCTTAGTAGTAACAAAGGTGAGAAATGGAAAAATACAATTACAAAGGTGTATTAATAACACTAATTCCGACAGGAAATTGGTATAATATTATTATTGGCGACGATCCTGTGTTGGATACATTTGGCGACGAATACACTGCGCGAAAAATAGCAGAATCAATAGTAGATGAATTGTAAATAAGACCCGGCAGCGTTCCCGCAAATGCCACCAGGTTTAACAAGGTTGGAGATTCTACTATAGCATAAAACCCGACAATGACAAGTTGCCGGGTGGTTACTAGGGTATGGAAATATATTACCATCAAATATCAAGATTAAGTTAAAATTTAAAGGTAAAAAACCCATCCTACACAACTATTGAAACCATGTAGTTTCAATAGTTTTTTATTATGCACGCAACCATGAACAAACTTAATCCCAAAAACACAATTAAAATCAGAGAGGCCACTAAAGCCAGGTCATCAAGTAATCAGGTAGTTTATGTTGAACTACCAGAACCACAAATAGGAGCGCAGGAATTATTTTATGACACTCAGGCTGATGTGTGCATATACGGTGGAGCAGCCGGAGGCGGGAAAAGCTTTGCGTTATTGCTAAAAGCAGCTAAGTATCTAAACACGCCTGGGTATGGTTCAGTAATATTTAGGCGAACCCGACCAGAAATAACTAATGAAGGTGGGTTATGGGATGAATCAAGGCTTTTGTACAAAAGAATAAAAAACTCAGTAGGACGGGAACATCAGTTAGACTGGACTTTCCCCAACGGTACAGCCATCAGTTTTGGTCACGCTCAATATGACAAAGATGTAGAAGACAAGTACCCAGGGTCGCAGATATGTCATATCGGTTTTGATGAGTTAACTAAGTTTTCAGAGCGTCAATTCTGGTTTCTGTTTTCTCGTAATCGTTCCGTGTGTGGTGTCAAGCCGCGCATAGATGCAACCTGTAACCCGGACGCTGATTCATGGGTGGCTAAGTTGGTTGACTGGTATATTGATCCGCACACAGGATACCCAATGGAAGAAAGATCAGGAGCAATACGGTATTTCTATCGAGTTAATAAAAAATTACACTGGGGTAACACTAAAGAGGAACTGATGATAAAGTTCCCTGATTTAGCGGAAATAGCACCACCTAAGAGTTTCAGTTTTATTAGTGCAACGATTTATGATAATCCAATCCTGTTAGAGACCAATCCCCAATACTTGCAAAATTTACTATCGTTGCATCCAGTAGAGATGGAACGACTACTGAGAGGGAATTGGAAAATTAAATACGAAGCAGGAACTATCTTTAATCGGCAATGGTTTGAGGTTGTTGGTAGCGTGCCTAGTGGTGGTACTATAGTGGCTTTTTGGGATTTTGCGGCCACATCAGCGGCAGTGGCTACCAAGTCCAGTTTTTACAGTGTACGCACCAAAATGTACTTACATCAAGATACTTATTATGTCCTTGACTGTCACTGGGAACAGGTTTCGGCAGATCAAGGTGATGCTTCTGTGGTAAAAATAGCTTACCAAGACGGGCGAGATTGTAAAGTCCGATGGGAACTGGAAGGTGGTAGCGCGGGTAAACGCTACGAAGCATCTTTGCGGAAGCAATTAGCTGGTTTTGATGCTAAAGGCGTAAAGCCATTAGGAGATAAAGTGACCCGTGCATTACCTATGGCATTAGCAGCCAAGCAAGGTAAGATCAAGTTACTTAGAGGTGCGTGGAACGATCAGTTTCTAGCTGCGGTACATGAATTTGATGGTAGCAAAAAACCGCTCACCAACGACATTGTAGATAGTGCCGACGGTGCTTTTGGTGAGTTAGGTGTTTCTGCACCCAAGGGTATGTTTGTTGGCGGAAAAATCAATAATCCGTTTGCCTAGACTCTTCTATTTTATTTTTTCTGTACTGGCGCATATATTCCCTGATATATGCGCGTCTTTCTTCTATTTGTTGATCAGTTAGGTTTTGTGTCCATCTGCGTTTGCGCTGTTTACCTTTTTCAGTGCGGTTGTAGCGAGCTTGACATTCAGCATAATAAGCCATAGGGGTCTTTGGTTGACAACACATACTAGTATCGTCTATTTAGTTAAAAATAGCAATGCGCTTAGGAGTGTGTCGCAAGAAATATTTTTTATAATTTTGTTGACAACTTAAAGTAAATAGACTATATTACAGTCAACAAACAAAAGGTGAAGACTATGAGTATTAATTTAAAAAATAAAATAAAAACACTGAAACACCAAATCCAAGCGTGTTTAAAATTAGTGAACAAAAAGATAAAAATGTACATAGATAGGTTGATCTGCTTGGAGACTGAACTGGAAAGACTAGAGAACATGGAAACACCGGACTCTTCTATTACCGAAGACGAAGTAAAAGAAGCCTTTACAGTCGTTGGTGGCTGTTTAAAACGGTATTGGAAACCAGAAATGGTTTCAATTATTCCCAGGTTAATAGGGAAAAATATCCCGATAAGTGCGTGGGACTGGATGGTTCAGTTCCCAGAAGTCCAGGAAATGGAAAGACTGGGGTGGCGCGATCGCCATATCAAATACTGTATAGAAGCGGCTGACTGGCTGCTTAGGCAACGGCAGAAGCCAAGAAGATTCACTCAGTTAAGTTTGTTTTGAATAAATGCCATTCAACTATAACCGCTTAGACAAAAGTTTAAGCGGTTATTTGTCTTGCTTGCTTATTTGCACCGTATAAAAAGTTAATAAAAATTCAGTACAAAATATTCTTTAAACCTATTGACATAAATAGTAGGATAGACTATATTATTAATATGAACAAAAGGAGACAAGCAATGAATTACAAATTGACAGCAATTACTTTTAGAGCAATAGATGAAGCCTATAGCTTCATAGCTAAAGAAAATCATAGATGGGTAGTAGTAGGTGGGAAAACCCACGAAGTTATCAGAAATAAAAATACAACCGTGATCACAGTTGTATTTGCTAAAGCAACAACTCAAATATTGACAGTTAGCTCCTATCTTAATAATTACTTAAAAGTCGTAAAAAGTAAACCCAAACAACAATTTTTAAGATTGCTATTTGAAAGGTATTATCCTTATCCAAAAATAAAAAACAGTGATGAAATGGTGAACTTTAGAGTTCCCACTACCGAGAAAAAAATTAAAGAATTTCTCAGAGACAAAGTAGACGATTTATCATCAAAAATTCCCAATGAAACAAACAAGGAAGCTTGGCACACTTCCTTGTTTATGATAAAAGTCTCCATGGAGACCGAAGGTATCAAGTTTTGGCGGGCTGCCACCAGAGTCATTGAGTGGCTAGAAAAACAGGAACAAAAATATGTTCCGATTTAAACTCAAAGCTGGTCAACATAAGACCAGCAAGATAATCTTCTGTAGCCCCTGGATTACTGAAGATTTGATGAGTGCGATCGCGCTTAAAGACGATTTTCTAGAAAGCCACCCTGAATACCAAGGGTGCTTTGTAAAATGGGAACAAAAGTAGAACCACTTAGATTTTTGTCTAAGTGGTTTTTGTGTTTTAAGCACAATTCTTAGGCGTGTTGACAAAGCCTAATAGATAGACTATGGTGATAGTCACAGATCAAAAAGAGGACAGTATGACTTATTATCCAGAAGCCCAAGCCCGCTACAACGCAACTGAAAAAGGTAAGGCGCGTAAACGCAAATGGGTAAAGAAAATGAGTGAAGAGCAACGGGAAAAGCAGCGCAAAGCTAAACGAGAGTGGGCTGCTAACCTGACAGAAGAGCAAAAGGAAAAGCAGTGTAAAGCCAATCGTGAGTGGGCTGCTAACATGACAGAAGACCAGCTACTAAGGCAGCGCGAGTCCAGGCAAAGATGGGTAGAAAACATGACAGAAGAGCAACGGGAGAAACAACGGGAATACCAACGTAAGTACAACGAAAAAAGAAAATTAAAACGGCTACAAGATAAACAAGCGGACTAAGAAAAGAGGGAAAGGGGAAAGGGGAAAGGGAAACGACATTGTAATTAAAACAGAACCCATTGGCGGACAACAACCACCAATGGGTTTTTAAATATTTTAAGTTTTTGGGAAATGTGGAAAATGTGGGAAATAGCACTTTTTGTTGAATACTTATAAGCAGCCACGCTTAACTATTTATACTTAAATTATTATCAGATACTTATTGCCATTTAGGCTTAGGCGTGATACAATAAACACATAAAAAGCCGATGCGGTAAACATCGGCTCTATCAAACAAAAAGAGGAGACAAAAATGCAAATCCAGAAGGAATGAACAATTACAGGTTTGGAGTTTAAAAAATAATTTGTTAGTATATTAACAGTGCAAACAACAATCTTAGTGATTGTTGACTAAGAAGAGTCCACGAACAAAACAAACTCTTCTTGAACCGAAGATCCACAAGGGGAACTTTGTGGACACAGACGAAAAAAACCAAAATCAAAAGGATAAGACCATGAACTTAATTCAATTAAACGCACAGAAGGAAAACACTATGAACTCAACTGAATTAAACACTACTGATACTAAGGAGTATCAAGTGAAAAACTTAAACACTACCGATACTAAGGAGTATCAAATGAATAATCTAAATTTAAACAGTGCCACAATGGAAAATGATATGAATAATTCAAGTCAGTTAAACAACATTACAGTGGAGAATGATATGAATAATTCAAACAGTACCATTGCTAAGGAGAATGATATGAATAATTCAAACAGTACCATTGCTAAGGAGAATAACGTGAATAATTCAAGTCATGCTATTAATATAGCGCAATCAAATAACAATTGTCAAGACATTTTTGAACAATTTAAGAAAAAAGTTTTTACGGATTTTACTACAGGGAGTGGAATCGATCCGGCACTATTTGAAAGTGCTGTTGAGTTCCATCGAGAGTGCGAATGGACTGATGGAATGGACGCTTTATACCCTATTCATGAGACCTTGGGATGGAAAAAAACCCGATTCACACACAATATTTCCAAGAATGAATTATTAGGAGCATTCTTGAAAAATGAAGATGGAACTGTTTGGCAGGTGATTGTCAACATCCCGTCTAAGCACAGGGAATATTCATATTTTGCACCCAAGGGAATTGGGGATAAACCATACTTACCACCCGTGCCTAAGTCGATCAGGGAAAAAATTAATAAATTGTGGGGAACTGATATTCCCATGGTCGGTAGCTTCTGGGATGCTATTAAAGAAGTACCAGAAGTGCCTAGGTTCTTGACAGAGGGTGGTAAAAAAGCATTGTCAGGCTTAAGCACTGGGTTATGCGCGATCGCTCTTTATGGATGCTCCTGTGGGGGGAAAAAAGAGATTAACCCAGCCCTTGAGCAATTTACTGGAGACGGATCTGCTATGATCCTGGCAATGGACAGAGACACCAAAAAAACAGCCGTCAAGGCTGTTCTAAAAGCTAATAGAAGATTTCACTATCTATTAAAAGATAGTGAGACCTATCTATTGGAAATGCGGTGGAAACCTGAACATGGTAAGGGTTTAGATGATTTAATCGTCAAAAGCCCCAAGGAACTAAAAAAATCTCTCAAAGAGGTAAAAACAAGGTTGGACAAGCTAAAACTCGAATTACACTTCCAGGAGAAGCGGAAAATTCCTACTCCTGATATTTTGGCAGCGGA